TGAGGCTGTGCGCGCCCTGTGCGCCAACTTCTCCAGTTTCGAGCGTGAGCTGGTGGCCTCGGGTGAGCGCGGGGTGGGCTACCGGGTACTGGCCGGGCGTGATGCTTTGACCCTGGACCGGTTACACGAGCCCAGTGGCCAGCAGCGCATCACCATTGCCCCGGTCGTGTCCGGTGCCGGGGGCAATGGCTTGGGCCAGATTCTTTTGGGTGCTGCGCTGATCGCCGTGTCCTGGTGGAACCCAATGGGCTGGGCGGCGGCAGGGTCGTTTCTGTCGCAAGCCACCCTGTATTCAGTGGGCACTTCCATGATTTTGGGCGGTGTGGCCCAGATGATTGCTCCAACGGCCAAGGCGCAGGACCCGTCCGAGCGACCTGAGAACCAGCCCAGTTATGTCTTCAACGGGGCGGTCAACACCACGGCGCAGGGCCATCCCGTGCCCGTGGGTTACGGCCGCCTCATCGTCGGTTCGGCCGTGATCAGCGCGGGGATTGATGTGGACGAGATCGCAGTATGAACCCTCCTGAGTCTGGATTGATCATTGGCGCAGGCGGTGGCGGCAAGGGTGGAGGCGGCAGCGCCCGTGTGGCGCAGGAAGCGCCGGACAGCCTGCGCTCCAAGGCTTATGCCCGGGTGGTGGACCTGGTCTGCGAGGGGGAAATCGAAGGGCTGAGCGCTGGCCTGCAGTCGGTGTACCTGGATGACACCCCCATCAAGAACCCTGACGGCAGCTACAACTTCACCGGCGTCACGCTCGAAACACGGCCTGGCACCCAGCAGCAAAGCTACATCCCTGGCTTCTCCTCAGTAGAAAACGAGGTGGCCGTGGGCGTGGAGTGCAAGGCCAACCAGCCTGTGGTGCGAACCATCAACGATCTGGACGTGGATGCCGTGCGCATCAAGGTCAGCATCCCGACCCTGACGCTGCAAGACACCACCAATGGAGACCTCAACGGAACCTCGGTCAGCTACGCGATCGACGTGCAGGCGCGCGGAGCCGGGTATGTCCAGATTCTGGCTGACACGGTCTCGGGCAAAACCACCTCACGCTACCAGCGCAGCTACTACATCCCTTTAACCGGCACCGGTCCCTGGGATGTGCGCCTGCGCCGCATCACTGCCGATTCGACCCAGACCAGCCTACAGAACAAGACGTTTCTGGAGTCCTACACCGAGGTCATCGAGAGCAAGCTGCGCTACCCCAACAGCGCCCTGATGGCACTGCGGGTGGATGCCTCTCAATTCACCTCAATTCCTCGGCGCAGCTATGACCTCAAACTCCTGCGCGTCCGGATTCCCTCGAACTACTTTCCCGAGACCCGCTCGTATGCCGGGGTTTGGGACGGAACCTTCAAGGTGGCCTGGACGGACAACCCAGCTTGGTGTTTCTATGACCTGGTGACCAGCACCCGCTACGGGCTGGGCAGCTTCATCCCCGAGTCGCAGGTGGACAAGTGGGCCCTGTACCGGGTGGCCCGTTACTGCGACGAACTGGTCCCCAACGGACTGGGCGGCTATGAGCCGCGCTTCACCTGCAACCTGTACCTGCAAAGCCGCGAGCAAGCCTACAAGGTGGTGCAGGATATGGCCTCAATCTTTCGGGGCATGGCCTACTGGTCTGGCGGAGCAATCACGGTCACTCAGGATGCGCCCCAGGATCCCGTTTACCAGTTCACGGCTGCCAATGTCATCGGTGGCGAGTTCGCCTATCAAGGATCGTCCGCCAAGGCTAGGCACACCGTGGCCCTGGTCAGCTGGGTGGATCCGGATGATTTCTACCGCCAGAAGGTGGAATACGTCGAGGACATGGCAGGGATTGCCCGCTACGGCGTGGTCCAGGCCGATGTGGTGGCCATGGGATGCACGTCACGTGGCCAGGCCAACCGGGTGGGCAAGTGGCTGCTGTATTCCGAGCAATCCGAATCGGAAATCATCACTTTCCGCACAGGGCTGGAAGGCGCTGTTGTTCGTCCCGGCGATGTCATCAAGGTTGCAGACAGCAGCCGGGGTGGCCTACGCTTGGGTGGACGCATCGCTGCGGCAACCACGGTGAGCGTCACGCTGGATCAGGACCTTCCCGCCGGTTCGTGGCGCATCTCTGTGCTGCTGCCCACGGGTGCGGTGGAGGAACGCCAAGTCGGATCCCTCTCTGGACGCACGGTTGGTGTGACCAGCGCATTTTCCACAGCGCCTCAGGCGGGTGCCATCTGGGTGCTAGCCTCCACGCAGGTGGAAGTCCAACTGTTCAGGGTGGTTCAGGTTGCCGAGAGCGAGCCTGGCATCCACGAAGTGACGGCGTTGGCCCACAACCCTGACAAGTACGGTGCGATCGAGCAGGGTCTGGCCCTGCAGCCGCGAGACATCACAGTGCTTTCGAGCACGCCTGCAGCGCCCACGGGCTTGGTGGTCACCGAGAGCCTGTACCGAGTCAAGGACCAGGCCCTCGTGCTCATCCAGGTGGGCTGGGAGCAGGTCTTCGGCGCGCTGGAGTACCAGGTGAGCTACCGGGTCAATGGCGGCAACACTGTCACCTTGCCCCGGGTCTCGAGCTCCTACCTAGAGATCCGCAACGCCGAGGCTGGGGACTATGTGTTCACGGTGAGGGCGGTGGGAGTGTCCGGCAAGCTCGGAGCCTCGGCCACCCTGAGCCAGGCCATCCTGGGCAAGCTGCAGCCCCCGGACGATGTGCAGGACTTTGTGGTCCTGCGCCGCACGACCGATTTGATGCTGAGCTGGAGCGCCAACACCGATGCCGACTTGGCCGGGTACGAGGTTCGCGTAGGCACGGGCTGGGATGCGGGCACTCTGGTTGGGCAGACCGCTGGCACCCAGCTTGTGCATGATCAAAGCGAATCGGGACAGTACAACTACTTCATCCGGGCGTTCGACACTTCGGGCAAGTACAGCCAGCACGTCACCACCTTTCTCTTGACTCTGCTGGCACCTGCTGCGGTTCGACAGTTCGATGTGGTGCAGTCTGCCAACCGGCTGGAGTTTCGGTGGCTGCCCAATGCCGAGCCCGAGGTGGTGGCCTACGAGCTGCGCGAAGGCACGGCCTGGGACACCTCGATTTTCATTGCCGAGGTCAAGTCAAGCAGCTTCACGCTGCCCTCGGGCTTTGATGGTGAGCGCAGTTTCTGGATCAAGGCGATCGCATCGCCCGGCATCTATTCCGATGAGGCCACCTTTGTCTCTACCGTGGTGGCCCAGCCGCAAAACGCCAACCTGCTGGTCACCATCGATGCACAGGCTACCCGGTTCCCCGGTGTGAAGCACTTTGCCTCAGTCGAGTCGGTCAACAGCGAGGATGTGCTGCGCATGGACAGCGGTGTGGCGCAGTCGGAGTACCTCTTCGAGGTGAATCTGCCCACCAGCTACCGGGCCCAGAACACGCTACTGGCCAGCATCGGGGCCACTTTGGACGACCGAGAGACCTGGTCAACGGCGAACTATGTCTGGAGCAGCAATGCGGCCAAACGGCAGTGGACTTATGACGGTGCTTTGAAGAGCATTGAGGCCCGGTTTCAGATGGCGCGTGAGGATGCGCTGCAGGCCGGAGAGCTCTATGGCTGGCGCCTCAACGGGGCACTGTCTGGGTACGGCAGTCCGGGAAGCGGAGAAGCCGTTGGGGTGAGTTATGGCGACGGGCGCTACGGCAGCGGGGTGCTGGTCAAGGACACGACCCGGGTGTCCTGGGCCGTGAGCATCCCCGGCATCTTCCATGTGAGCTTCTGGTTCATCCCCAACCAGATCACCACCTCGGTCATCTGGACAGCCTCCGGATCAGGGGTGAGTTTGCTGGTTGGCTTCGATGCGGTGGCGGGTTCCTTCTTCCTGGAGGACCAGCTCTTCAACCGGATCGTGGTGCCATACCCCGTGAACGTCAGCGACCGGATCTGCCTGGGCGTGTGCCAGACGGCCACCGAGCGCAGGCTCTTTGTCGGAAAGATGGGCGGTGAGGTGCAATGCGCCAGCAAAGCATTGGCACCCACAGCCGGGTACACGGCACTCAAGCTTTATTGAACGGGGAATCCCCCAAACACGGGCGCTGCATCGCAAGGTGTGGCGCCCATTTCATTTGCAAACCCCAAAGAAAGGGAATGACCCATGATGGAAGAGGGCATGAGCATCAAAGGCTCGATTACGCTGGTGCTGGCCAAGCCCACGGGCGAGGTCGAAGTGGTCCACAAGGACAACATCATCGTCAACGGCGGCTTTGACTTCGTGGCCGACGCGATTGGCAACTCGGGCAGCCGACCTGGCGTCATGGGCTGGATCGCAGTGGGCACTGGCACCACCGCTGCTGCCGCAACGCAGACCGCACTGGTCACCGAAATCAAGCGCAACGCGGCCACTTACGCCCACACTGCTGGCACCAAGGTGTTCACCTTCACGGCCAGCTACGCGGCGGGCGACGCCACCGGGGCACTCACGGAAGCGGGCGTTTTCAATGCTGCCACGGCAGGCATCATGTTCGACCGGGTGGTCTTCCCGGTGGTGAACAAGGGGGTGGACGACAGCCTCACGGCCGTCTTTACCTTCACCATGAGCTGATCGGGCGCCTGAGATGGCCGAGACCGTCAACGTCTCCAGCTCCCCGGGGCCCAATTACAGCTGGTCCTCAGGCACGTTCACCTGGGGGAGTGCCACGGCAGGCAAGAACTGGTCAACGGCTTACCCTGCCGTCTACGCCCTGAGCGTGGCCACGGACCTGAGTTTTGCCGAGCTGGTTCAGAAACTGGGCATCAAGCGAAGTTCAGAGACCCTGGCCTTTGCAGAAAAGCCCAGTCGGGCGGTGACCCTCAGCAAGTTCGAGACCTTGAACTTCGTGGAGACCTACACCGACCTGATCGCCTTCGTGCTGCGTTTCGTGGAGTCGCTGACCTTCTCGGAGAAGTACGCCCGCTCCGGCACCAAGGCAGTGTTTGAGGTGTTTCAGGTGGCCGAAGGGCTGGCGCGGCAACTGGCCCTGCGCAAGTACGAAACGCTGGCGCTGGCCGAGACCTACACGGACCTCATTGCCTACATCCTTCGCGTCGCAGAAAACCTGAGCTTTGCAGAAAAGTCAGCCAAGGCCATGACCAAGCCGCAAGGCGAAATCTTTGGCATGAGTGATGCGCTGGCCCGCTCGCAGGTCAAACGGGTGGCCGAAGCCTTCTCGTTTGCTGAAAGCCTGGGCCGGACGGTTGCCTACCGCCTGGCCATCAGTGAGGGCTTTGCCATCGCCGAGGCGCTGCGCCGGGCTCAGACCTTGAAGCTCAGTGAAGCCCTGAGCCTTGCCGAGCAGTACCGGCGCCGGGCCAATGGGGTGATCAGCGACATGATCGTGGCC